AACAAAAACGCAGAGCCTAACTTCCCTGGAGGGCTCGGCGCAGGTCGGCCCCGGCCATTCGGTTTTCGCCAACATGGATGCGTCGGGGCCGATTCTAATAAACGGAGGCCAGCAATGCCACTCACCCATCACGACTACACCGAGTTGCGGGCGGGCGATGATTGGGCCATCCAAGCCACGCTGTTGAACCCGGATGGCACGCCGTTCGATCTTACCAACGCGCAGATCGAATGGATATTGCTGGGGCCGGATGGGTCGGGCGCTATCACCAGCGGCTACGTCGTTTCGATAGTCAACAATCCGACCAGCGGCCAAGCCGTCATCCAAATCGGCAGCGCGCTCACGCAGCCGTTGGAGGTCGGCTATTACATGGACTCGCTGCGCGTCATCTCCCCGGCACCGCCCGCTCCGAACGGGTTGCTCACCACCATGTGGGATGGTCAGATTGGTGTCTGCATCAACATGTTCTATCCGCTCTATCCACCGCCGGTCGTAACGCCAGCGCTCGCGCAGGAACTGCGGACGGTATACTACCCGGATGAGTTGACGGCTTTGGTGCTGCCACCGCCGCCGCCGGTTTCGGATTGGGGTTGGTGGGGTTATTGATTAAAGATGTGACCGCCGTCACCGAACTTTTACCCCGCTCGGCGTACTAATCATAAGACGGCGGGGTTCTTAAAGTGACGGCGGGAATTGTGAGGCCCCACACTCCCGCCGCCCAGCAGGGCTAAGACTGTCGGCCGTAACAGAACTGCCCCGCCGTCAGTCCTAAACTAACTCTAAACAAAGCCGCAGGCGATATATCGACCGGGATAACCTTCCGGCGAAAGTGCGGTAGCGTGGTCCCGTCACAATCTAATATAGGCGATCCGGGCCGTTGTTGATGCGCTCCGCCCATACATCCCCATCGCCGAAGTTCAAGACGTTGAACCCATGCCTGCATTCCGGGTTGGAGCAGAAGATGCAGACGCTTTTGCCGTTGCCCAAGCCTTCATAGAAATCCTCGTTCCCGCAGTCCGGGCAGACGTTGGAAAAGATATATTTCCCTAGCCGCCAGCCTTCCTTGTCGGGCTTCTCGGCCATTGCCGATTTGGGGAGGCGCGGTGCGATAATCTTCGGCTTCCCTTGTACCCTTTTGAAAACGATAAGGGCGGCGAACAGTGCGAGGAACAAGCCGAATGCGAGCAACGCCTGCTGCGGCGGGAGGCCGTTGATGCTAAAGCCCATTGGATGCTCCTGAAAAAGAGAGGCCGGGGAGAAGTGATACCAGCTCCCCGGCCCCGCAAGTCGTAGGGCGTTGTTTCCCGGTGGGGGTTACGCCATCCCCACGACTCTGCGTCGTACCCGGAACGCGTAGGCGAGGCCGATGAAGCCAATGAGCATCATTGCCCACGTTGCAGGTTCTGGCACAGCGGCAGCGACGTCGATACGATAGTGCTCGAAGTCGTTGATCTGGCCACCCACGTCGAGCAACGCAAACTGGTTGATCGACTCACCGTTGATGGCGGTGAGCGTGAACCCGGACTGTGCGTTCGGGTCAATCACACCGAGATCGAAGGTGAACAACATAGTGCCGCCACCGGATTCGTTGGCGGTTACGAACGCTGTCACGTCGCCGGTGCCTTTCAGAGAGAAGACATCCGTCGCTGTAGCGAGCGGTTGTAGGCTCGTGTCGAAGACCTGAACTAGCAGGTCGCTGGTGTTGGCAATCTTGATGTCGTTGCCATTGGCAGCACCAGTGAAGAGTGGATTACCGGACAAGTCAGTGAACGTAACAAAGCCTGTGTGCTGACCATTGAAACTGCCGGTTGCCACATTACTGATTAGACTATCGAAAATGACGTTATCGCCCGTGCCAGTCAGGTGATTAAGCAGGGTAACGTCGGCCATCGCGGTGCTGGCGCTCATCGCCAGTACCGTGGCCGCAAGTATTCCAGTTAGTTTCTTCATCTAAACCTCATTCCCATCTAGCTGTTGCAACAGCCCCGAAATAGTTCCCGCGCGTGCGCGGGAACCGTGCTTGGCATCTCGGTTTAGGCCAACGCCGGAAGCTGCGCGCTCTTGCGCCGCTTATGGAAGGCAAACGCAAGACCGGCAAAGCCCAGCAGCATCATCGCCCAAGTTCCCGGCTCTGGTACGCCGGTGATTTGGTCGGTGGTCTGGATTTGCGAAATGCCGCCCGTGAAGTCGGCAGTCATAATCATCGTCTCGGAGAAGAACGGGCCGATGAACCCGTTGCCGGTTCCGTTGACACTCGTTGCGCCGATGCTGCCAAGGAATGCGGTAGCGCCGATGCCTTGGATGGCATTGAACGGCAAGTCAGCCGCGTCAACGAAGTTAGCGAAGTTCACACTCGCCACTCCTGATGCGCCTACAAGATTATTAGTCGTGAAGGCGTTGCTGAAATCCTCGCTGGCCCCGGTCGGTGTGACACCGATTTGGGTTGAGATGATTGTCAGCGTATGCGGACCACCAGCAGGATCGAAGTTTGTGCTGATGTTCGTTGTCGTGGTCCCGAAGCTCGGGAACGGCGTTGCGGGTGATCCGGTTGCGCTCACGATAACGGATGTGAACGCGGCGTCCGAGAACACGCCGCTAACGACACCGCCCGGAGTCAGGGCGATGCTGCCAATCGGCAAGCCGTTGTCGAAAACTTGCACGCCGATAGCTTGCGCATTGGCAATAGCCGGTGCCCCGAGGAGCGCCGCCCCCAATGCCAGTCCAGTTAGGAGTTTAGCTTTCATATTTGCATTTCTCCATGAAGAGCCCTCGCTTGGGAGGAGGGCTCTTGCACATTACCGATTTTTAATCTCGCGGGGATATACCAAAGGATATATGGGCGGACTTTATTTATGCCCTGGTGGCGGGCACTTAGCTAAAACGCTAAGTGCCGCTTGTATCTTGGGCTCGCGCCCCATTGCAAGCATCTCATCAATCGTAGGCTCACGAAGCCCCAGGTCCTCAGTAAAGATCGAGATATGGCGGCAATACATGCAGATGCTCACGTCACCCTTTTTTGGGCGCGTCCCGTCTACTCCCAGTGCGCCTGAGTTTACGACGCCGCACTCCGGGCACTTTGTCGGCGGGACGGCGTCGGTGAGGACTAGATCGTTTGGCACAGTTATTCTTTTGCCTTACTCACCGTAGACGCCCACATCTGTACGAGATGCGTCAGTATCGGGGCCAGCTTGATAGGCGAGGTCGAGAAGTCGAACCCGGATTCCTTGTCCTTGTTCTTGTCAATCTCCTGCGCCAAGCCCGCGCCAATCTCCTGCGCCTCCTCATAGGTCAGGCTCTTCAACGCGGTGGCGATGGATTGAACCGGTGTCATCGAATTGGTGTTGTCAACGTGGCGGCCGAGGATGGTCGCGAGTGAACTCAGTCCCTCCTCCACCTTGCGCTCTTTGGGCGGCGCGTAGGCTCTTACGTTGCTTTGATCCGTCATCGTTGGCTCCTGCATCTGCGATCTCCGAGTCCAGCGTGATGCTGGTGCCCTGAGTATCGCGGGTGACTGTTAACACTTCGTTAAAGCGGTCGCTATCCACGGCACGATGGTCAACAAACCAAATCTGCCGGGATAGCGACCGCGACCGCGCGGAAAGAAAGCCGACTAGGTCCCTCACCCCTTGGAGGCTCAGATGCTGCGTCGGTTCGTCCAAGACCTCCAGCCCCGGCTCCACCCCCGCATGGTTCAAGAGAACTTCCGATAAGGCTAGTGCCCCAAGCAACCGCAGCCGTTGCGCTTCGCCTCCCGACCAGTTCTCCCACCTAACTGTCCGTTCCAATGCGGGCGAGAATATGGTGACGTATAAGCCCCGCTGCGTGCTACCGGATTTGGTCTCACGCTCGATGGCATAGCGGATGTTCCAGCCCACCAATCCCATCTCGTCCAGCATGGCGTTGGTGCAAAGCTCCAACTCTTGCAGCACTTCGTCAACGATGTGCAGCCGCACGTCGCGGAACCCTTTCACCCAATACTGCGTGCGCCATTGCTTGCGCTGCTTGACGGTGAGGGCGTTGGTCTCCGCCTCGATAGCGGCTTGCATCTTGTGGGAGCGTATGAATAGGTCCGCGATCTCCGCCTGAAACGGATTGACCACGGTTTCACTATCCTGCTTGGCCCGTTGCAAGGCGTCGATGTTGGCTTCCAACTCGGCAATGTCAGGGGTCAGCGTGTCGAGCGTATCCCTGGCCTCGCGGCCCTTGGCGTTGAATTCGTTCCGCTTCTTGCCGGACTCGGATAGCTGCCGGTCCAAGTCATCGACGGTTTTCTTTAGCCCTAGGTCCTTGAGCTTGGTTATTTCGCTCTTGAGATTATGGATGGCGTCGTCCAACTCCTGCCGGTGCTTGTCGAGATTGGTGCCCTTGATCGGCTGGTTGCACATCGGGCAGCGGCCGTTATTGCCGAACTTGACCCGCAGCTCGTGCTTGATGCCTAGCTCGCGTTGCAGGGCGTTGCGCTCCGCCGCATGCTTGACCATCTCGTCGTAGGCCCCGCGCCGGTAGACCTCCAGCTGTTCGCGGTCCCGGTCAATCTGCCGTAACTCAGTCATGGCGGAGTCATAGGCGAGGTCTGCTGCGTCCCGGGTCTTGCTCAAAGTCGCCAATGACTTGTTAAATTCCGCCAGCTTGGTTTCCCTGACCCGCTCGGCCTCGGCTCGCTCTCGCTCCCACTCGTCGGCATCCTCTTGCAATCGCTTGCGGCTTGCCTCCAAGGCGGCCACCACCGCCTGCTGGCTCTGGATGTGCGCTGCCATCTTGGCAACGGCGTCGCCAAGGTTATTCGCCCGCACGGTGGCCTCGGCGGCGCGGGCGTCCCAACGGTCGAGGTTGAGCACGCTAGAGAATAATTCCAGCTTCTCGCGCGGGGCTAAGTCGAAGAACAGCGGCTTTCCCTGCCCCAGCATCAGGGTATTGATGAAGGTGTCGTAGCTCAATCCGATAGCGTCCGCGACCTCCTGGTCGGTTATGGCTTGGTCGTTCCATTCGATCTTGTTGTGGGCGGCGGTCCCACGCGTCAAAGTCTGTGGAACGTCATCGATCCGCAACTCCAACGTAACGGCAGTGCCGCCGCGCACTGGCCGCCACGGGGCGATGTCGGGAGACCGGAGGCCACTCGCGGTCTTGCCGTACAACACCCAGGTCAATGCATCCCACAGCGTGGTCTTGCCGGAACCGTTGGACCCCAGCCTCGGTTCCACGAGATTGCGGCCCCGCACGAAATTAAGCCCGCCGCCAATCGCCTGGAAATCGACCGCGACCTCGCCGGTGTAGTTCTTAAAGTTGACGATGTGGATGGCGTCGAAATCCAGCTTCACAGCATTTCCAATCCAGTCTTGACGGTCTTCTCATCGATGCCATGTATTTTGGCGTAGCGGTTCAGCAACTCCTCATCGGACTCGGTCTTGCGCTTACTCTTGCTCGCCGCCGACGTCTTATCTTGCTTCTGCACAACCGGCTCCACGGCATGAACTATCAAGCCCTTTTCCTCCATCATGGCGCGGACCCGGTCGCGTATCTCGGGCCACTTGGCATAGTCGCCCCGCTCCAGCAATACCCGCACCTTAACGATGCCCCGGCCAACCGGCAACGCCCCACGCCCCATCTTCCAGTCGCCGTTGGCGTCCACCGTCAACAGCCATTTCTGCACTCCCGGCACCGGCACCGACTCGAACCGGAACGGGTCCTCGTGTATGACCAGGACGCGCGGCTTGTAATCGTCCCCGAAGTCAACGGTGTAAGGCGCGCCGACGTAAGTGACCTTCCCATGCGTTTGCGGCGTATGGATGTCGCCCGCGATGATAAGCGTGCTCGACGGGAAGTAGCTCGGCGGGATGCCGGGGATGGCCACCCCATTGGCGAACGCGCCCTGGAATGTGTTATGCGCAAACACCAAAGGGTAATTGCGGAGCGTATCCTTCCACGGCTCCCAGTCGCGGATGTAGTTGGTGGTGTGCGGGAGGAATAGCGTGCCGGGGATGGACATCGGCTCGCTGATGAATGTGATGCTCTCAAGCATATCGAGGAAGCTAAAGAACGGAAACCCGGAGCCCTGATAATCATGATTACCGCGCAGGATGGCCACGTCGGCTAGTTGAGCCAGCTTATAGAACGCATCGCATAGCCGGTTGACCAACCACGACCCGTGGTTATCCTTCTCCTCGGTCAGGTCCCCAAGCACATAGAGCATCCGCGCTCCCTCTACCCTCAAGAACGTCGGCAGGGTCTTCTCCAGGAATTCCCATCTATATTCATCACGCGGATTGTCGGTGAGGCTCAAGTCGGATGTGATTAGCGTCGGTGCCATTGCATTAACATCTGTGTTAGGAGTTGCACGGTTATGTCGGCAGGGCAATCAAATCGTACCCATATCTCATCCTTGGCATTGTCGGTGAACTTGAATAATAACTTGAGATGATGCGCGGGCCGTTGCGCCAGCGGCATATTGGTAATGTTGAGATCGAAGTGGATGGCTTCGCCGATCAAGCCAATCAGCGTCTCGGCGCTCAGATATCGGGTTTGCGTCCCGACATCGTCAATCGAGCATAAGCACTTAAAGGTCTTGATCGTGGTGATTGGAGGCTCGTTGGAGGGTGATTTTTCGTCGGGGTACGGGTCCATTCCGATATCTCCGTTTCAGCAAGTCGTTGAACCGATAGATATGCATATCGTAGGCATTGAACGTGGCAAGCGGCGGGAACATTTGCACGTGGTTGTTGCAGCACAAGATAACGGGTCGATTGTTCTGCTTGGCAATCAGCATCGGGATTAGCTCGTGCTTGACAGCTTGGGCGCAGGCGATGTTCCAGTATTTCAGCAGCTTGCCCCGGCCCTCCAGCAACCCGCTGAAGTCCAGGCTCTTGAGATGCTTGCACTCGATGAAGTAGCGGTCGGTGAGATGGTGGCCCTCCGGGGCCACGGCGCAGACGTCGCCGCATTGGCGAACGTTCCTCCCATGCACCGTGGCCCGTCCCCCACTCATGGCGGAGCGCCAGAACAAGTCTTGGCGTTGGCCGTGGGAGACCCATAGGGATAGCACCTTGCACACTTCTCTTTCAAAGGCTCCACCCTTCGCCTTCGGATTTTTCACTTCGGCATTCCTGGCAGAGTCTCAGGGTCATGATGGCCGCAGACATAGACCGTCTGCGATCCGTTAGGTCCCGGTTTAATACGAGTGTCATAATACGAGATTATTTCGTCGTTGACGTTGACGCGGGCTCCGCAGTAATGGCAGCGCCCTGGATGAACGGCGAAGCCGCGTGTATATCTATCGACTTCGACTTCGTAGAAGGTTGGGCTCGGCTTCAGGTTAGGATAGCCAGCGCAAGAAGCGCAGGCGTATTTTTTGGGGCCGTATTCGGGAGCGTAGCACGCCCAGTCTCCCTTCCGCAGCCGGGTTTTACATACGACGCAGAGTGAGTCGTATCTGAGTGGGAATGGGCTGCCGAACTCATCCATATTTGGACTCCTTGGGCCGGAACATCGTCTCGATGCGGTTCCACTCCCGCTCAACATCTGCGGTTGGCTTGGCCCCGATTTTCTTTAGCCACTCCCTGTTCGCCCCCTTATCATCAATGCCGTAGTGAAACAGGATAGGGAAGTCGGCTTGCAAGTAAGGCGTGCCGACCTTGTTCTTGTCAAGATTGGCCCGGATGCGGACCCCGATCTTGCGCTCTATTCCTTTGACTTGTCTCTTGACGGTCCCGATTTGCGCCAACCAAACCACCTGCGAGGCATAGAAATCCAGCGCCCGGCCGCCGCTGCGGGTGGTCTTCTTGCCGAACATCGCGCCGATCTTGTCGCGCTCCTGGCTCACAATCATCACGGTGATGTTGGCGGCGGCAACCGCGCTGTTGATGCAGCGGAATAGCGTGCTCATCATCTTGGCCTTGTCGGTGCCGAAGCTACCCTGCTCGATGCCGCGCCTGCGCTCGGCGTGGGTACTCAAGGCGTCGAGCGAGTCCACAATGAATAGCTCGGGATGCTCGGCGGCTCCCGCCCGATATTCTAGCTCCTTATAGATATCCTCGACGGTATCGACCGGGTCCCCGAAGTCCACGCGGTCCAACGGCATCCCCAAGGTGGCCGCGTAGCTCTTGGAGAACGCCGACTCCGACTCCCGATAACGGATGCGTCCCTCGGGATGCACGCGGCAGAAATTGGCGGCGGCCTCGATGCACAGCAAAGTCTTTCCTGTCGACTTGTCGCCCACAATGTTGATGACACGCTTCTGCGCCCATCCGCCGCCGAGAGCGAGGTCCAGCAGCTTGCATCCAGAGGAAAAGAACGCAACCTCGTCGTCCGGCTGGAGTTGATAGTCTCCAACCGAACGACTCAGTTTGCGGCGCTTGGCCATCAGCGATTGTAGTTCTTGGTGGGCCGGTCCTTGCCCGGGCGGCGGGCTACGATTGTTCCGCGCGGTCGGTCTCCTCGGTCACCTGGGCGTTCCCGACCACGCCCGTTATCCGCACGACTAGCTCGGGCGGGCTCACGCTCGGGGAGTCGGCGGCGGGGACGGACTTCGGGGTCTTCCTCATCCTCCGTTTGCTCGTCTTCATCGGCGGCTTCTTGAGTTTCCTCTTCCTCTTGGTCACCCCGCTCCTCTTCATCTTCCTCCTCCCCACGTTCTTCGTCCTGCTCGCCCCCTTCGTGCTCATCAGTTTCATCTTGCTCCTCCTCGGGTTCATCCTCGTGCCTCGGGCGGCGCGGCGACTCATCCTCCTCGGCGTCAAGGTCCTCGTCGCGGTGGTCGTCAGCCGTGCCGAACATGACGCTATCAAGATGGTCGGCGTCATACCAGTGCAGCAAGTCGGGCAGCGGATGCTCGGTGATGAACTCCAGGATGCTGTCCTGGGTCCGCCCATCGCGGCTGATAGGTGACGGATCGCGGTCGAACTGGAAGCTGGTGTACCTGGTACTTAGGCCCTGGCCTTCGCGGTTGAAGCTCAGGTCATAGCCTTGCTCGGGATGCTCGATGTAAAGGAATGACTTCTTTTGCCGGTCGAGCGTGAGCCCCATGATGTCCTTGTCCATCAGGTTGGTCACCACCCATATCTGCGGCCGGTTCTTATTGGCGCTATCGGCCTCGCGGTCGATAACCCAATAGGCGAACACGTTCTTCACAGCCAGTTTGCGAGCCTCCTCCTCGTCGCCATCTTTCACCGCTATCCGATGCGCCTCGCATACCGAGCACCGCTGGTCCTTCATCTTGCGTGGGCATGGATAGTTACCGTTCTCCGAACCCACAAAGCGATGCGCCCAAAACTCGAACCCGTAGTGCTTCTTATTCTTCCAAGTCGCGGGCAGGATACGAACGTAATTGGCTCCTGCATGGGCGCGAAATTCGCGGAACTTCTCGTCGAACAACGTGTCGAACCGGCTGGTGCGGCGGTTGGCGTGCTGCTCCATATCCTCCTGCTTGCGCGGCTCGTAGTGGAACTCGAACCGCTTCTTTTCGGGACGGCGCTCTACCCGATCCCCGTTACCACGTCTCGTATTCTTATCAACCATTAGCGTCTCTCCTTGTTGGCCGCTATGCGGCGGCGTTGCAGTGATTCGGATCGTTCCGTCCGCATGCGGCTGGCTTCGTCGTCAGTCATGCGGTCGGCGTAGTAATTACTGAGATAGAGTTTCACCATATCGCGCAGAGCCTCATTGCGCTGCTGGTAGGCGTCCTTGAGAGCAAACCATTCGCCCACTTCACGGTCGAGGTCGAACAGACCGTTATAGGCGTCGATGACATTGCGGTTGGTAACGACCAACGCCTCCATCTCTGGAATGGTCAACCGCACTTCGTCATCGGTGGCCTTCTGCTTGATCTTGAGCAAGGTCTCGGCTTCGACCAGCTTGACGCCCCGCTTGGCGGCGTCGCGCTTGGAGATTGCCAGCGTCAGCTGGCGGGCGGCATCATAGAATAAGTCAGCCTGCCGCTTGACCATCGTCTCTAGCGCATTCTCATCGATGGCCATCGCCGCCTCCAACTCGGACAGCGTACGCTTGCGTAGGACTCGGACTTGCGTTCCGTTAGGCATTTACACTTCCTTATGGCACGCGGTTGATTGGATGCGTGACCCATAGCGGCGGTGAATTGGTGTCGATTGGGCTGTGATAAGGCTCTGCGGGGACCGAATTGCGGATGGCCGCTGCTTGAGCGCGCGATGCATCGAGTTGTGCGCGGCAATTCACGTAAGCTGCCGAGCCCTTTTTCGCCCCATAACCTTTGCATTGCGCATCGTCTTCGGCAGCAATTTGAGCAGCGCAACCTGCGCAAGTGATGGCAACCGTCAAGAATAAGAATAAGCGCATGACATCTCCTTTAGTAGAAACACGCCCCGATGGACCGAATGAGTTGTGCCTTGCCATCGGCTGGGCCGTAGCTTTGCGCGAACGCCTCCAACCGTTGAAGGAAGAATACCGTCTCCTTCGACGTTTTGGACTTGCGCGCGGCGGCGGCCATATAGCTGACGACCTGGATACGCACGCCTTCGGGACTGGTTCCGTCGAGTTCCTCTACGATGCTCATCGCCTCGACCCAGGTCCCTCCCTTGGCCAGCAGGCGACACAGCCCCAGCACCTTATCAGATTGCTGGGCGCTTTCCAAGATATCCCCGGCAACTTTTGCGCTGGTGGCGTTGCGGCACAGGGTTAGATTGACCAGGGCTTGGCGGGCCGACCCGTTGGCTTCCGCTACAATGACTTGCCTAACTTCGGGGGTGAGATTGATGCGCTCGGCCTCGGTTACGCGCTTGACCAAGTCGGTGAGTAAATCGCGGCTGAGGCTCCTTAACGGGACGTGCAGGCAGCGGGTCTGGATGGTCTCGGGTATCTTGCCGGGCTGCGTTGTGCAGAAGAACCAGTAGGTTTTAGGTGGCGGTTCCTCGACCGCCTTGAGCAACGAGTCCCAGGCTTGTCGCGAGAGTCCGTGTGCTTCATCTAGAATGAGCACCTTGGCCTCGCCTTCGAACGGAACGTAATCGAGCCCTTTAGCCACATCCCGCATGGCGTCGATGCCGGTATAGGTGGCGGCGTCAATCTCATCGGGATGCGGGCAGCCTAGCTTGACAGCACAGATGCGGGCGAGCGTGGTCTTGCCGACGCCGGTCGGCCCGGACAGAATGAACGCCTGCGCATCCTTATGCTTGACGGCGGATTGCAGCACTCTGACGGCGTTGTCCTGCCCGACCACTTCCTTGAACATTCGGGGTCGGTACTTCGTTGCTAAACTCATTTTGCTTTCCACGTATCGGATGCGAACTCGCCCGCTGGCTCCATCTCGGACCAAACCTTGCCGACCGTCATCTCGATAACGATAGGGACGCGATGGACCCATTCAAAGGGGCATTTCATCATAATGTCAATAGCCCGGTCGGCCAATTCGTCAATCTGCCGTTTCGGCCAAATGAAGGTTAAGTCATCGTGAACCATCAGGTTTGAGATGAATTCCTGCTCGCCGGTGTAGGCAAGCCGTGTCATGGCGTCCAGCACGATAATCGTTTCGTCGCCTTGGATGGGTGTGTTGATTAGCTCGGTATAGGCGACCGGGGCGTGGCGGCGGAACCCGCTTAGGCCGGTGACGTAGCCGGTGGCGGCGTAATCCTCGCGCAGCTTGTCATGCCAATCTCTCACCCCCGGCATGACATTCCAGAACTCCTCCGACATTTGCAGCCCGATTTCCTCGGGGATGTCGAGATAGCGGGCAACGGTGCTCCCCCCTGCGCCGAAGAACGACGGGAACACGAACAAGTTCTTGGCGATTTGTCGGTAGGCTTTGAAGATGGTTTTATCTCTGGCGGCGGCCTTGACGCCCTCCTTGACCCATGCGGGATGTAATTGCATCAGCCGCTCGGCCCAGTCGGCATGGATGTCGTGCCGGTCCCAAAAGTATTTGGTCAGCGTTTCGTCTTCCGACTCTTGCGCGACGTTGCGGGCTTGGATTTGGCCGTAGTCAAATGAAACGATACGATAGTCCGGCGGCGCTTCAACTTGCGCCCTGACTTCTTTGCCATCGGAATGCTTGCTCCAATTCTGCACGTTGGGGTCTTCGGATGAAGTTCTGCCCGTTCTGACTTTATGCAGGGAGAGCAATGGATGCAGCAGTCCATCGGGGAATACCGCATCGGAGCCTTCCAGCACCGGCAGGACATAAGTCGACAACAGCTTCTTGGAGTGCCGCCATTCCAGCACCAGCTTGGCCAGCGGATGATCGACCTCGCCCAGCTTATCGACATCGGACGAGTCGAGATGGATGCCGACCGAATGCAGGACGCTCAACACATCCTTGGGCGCGCCCGGGCGGAATTCGCGACCGAATGCAGGACGCTCAACACATCCTTGGGCGCGCCCGGGCGGAATTCGCCATTGTTCTTGGTGAACTTCTTGACCTCGGGCAACTCGGCCAGCCTATCTTTGATCTCGGCCAGCGCCGTCTCATACTTGCTAACGAACCCGCGCACGGTTTCCTGGTTGATGGGGACGCCCTTTAGTTGTTGCAGCACCGCCGCGCCTATGGCATCGCGCCGGTGTTGATAGACTCCGGTGAGTCCCTGCGCCATCAGCAGCTTGAGTTGATGACTGTATAGCTTGCGGTGATAGTAGGCATCGAGCCCGTTGTAAGCCAGCACGTCGATTAGCGGAGTCTCCTTTAATCGCTTGACATCGACGTTGGCGATAGCCTTGAGACCGAACCCGAAGTGTTGCAGGCATAGGGCATCGAGCGAGAGCATGCCGCGCCGCTCGTCCAGGATAAACGCCTGTAACTGCGCGTCTCCCCATTTGTTGCGTAGGATGACTTCGGGACCGAACGTGTAAGCCAGCCATTCCATCTCGAACGCCAACGAGAACGAGATAAACCGGCATTTTGCATGCCGCAGGAACCTGCCGAGCAGTGCGCCGCGCGCCTGCGCCTCGTTGCCAACCTCGGGATGCTCGATACCGAATGCAACGGTGCGGTCGGGGCTGGAGAGCGCCACCGATAGAATAGCGGACTCATCGAGATAGGGGCGGACGCCGACCGTCTCCAAGTCGATGCCGACCAGCCGCTCCTTGGCCATCTCCTGCAACGCCTCGGTGATATCGTCGTAGTGATGCAGATGTTCCACAGGAAAGTCGTCGATACCAACTTCGGGCTGGGGCAAGCCATCGTCCACCGCTTGGAACGCCCGCTCAAGGTCGAGGCGGAACGGGAACTCCTGGTCGCGGAAGCCGCGCTCGTCGTCGGCTTGCAGGCGGGCGATGTACGACGGATGCAGCATCGGAAAGAACCAGCACTTGTGGAGTCCGATTTGGACCGGTACCCGACGGCCTCGCCACTTGGTGATGCCCGCCTCGCCCAGCATCCAATGCAATGGCACGTTGCCGAACCCGAAAATGGCCTTCGGCTTGGACGCCTCGATATCCTCGGCCACGCTGGGACGGCAGCATTCGATGGACTTGTAATCGGGCTCCTCGTTGTCCTTCGGGCGGGTTCGAACCACATTCGACCAGCGCAGCTTGTCCTTGAATTCCTCGGGGATGTAGCCGCGCAGGAACCGACCGGCCTTGCCCACGAATGGGCGGCCTTCCTCATCCTCCTCGCGGCCCGGGGCTTCGCCCAGCATGTAAACCAGCGGGCGTTTGCTTCCGCTCGGCGGCATGTCCTGGGTAATAGCTTTGAACCCAGGCTGTTGTGCAAGCGGGCAAATCCGGCATCGATGCTGATGCCAGAAGTCGAGCTTGGTCTGCTCGGTCTCGATGGACCGCCCGCCTACGATATAAAACATCGCTTAACCTTGCGCAGCGGAGACCATGTAGATGGCATCGGTTTTGGCGAGCACCACGCTTTTCTTGCCAAGGCGAATGGTCTCGTAGCGGTCGTAACCGCGCAAGAGCAGGGTAGCCCGTACCGATACGTCTACGTCTGGATGGCCATGCAGGTCGATACTATCCGATAAGGTGCCCGCGTTGGAAGTCGAACCGAATGTGGCGATGCCTCGGTGGCATTTAATTGTGGATTTAACATGGTCGCCCTTGACCTCCAGTATCTCCGCTGCTAGGCGGATCGCTGCTTTGAGTCGGGGCGATATTTCCACCATGCCGCGTGGGAAGTCGGCGGGCAGGTGTTGGTCCCGTATTCGCTCGAAATTGATGGGCCGCTGGCTCGTCAACACTCTGCCGAACAAAATATCCTCGCCCGCTTTCAACAGCGCACCTTGCTGGTCAAGGCATAACATCGCCTCCTCGCCATCCGGCAGTCGCTCGACCATTGTGAGCATGGCGCGGCAAAACTCCGCCGTCAGGATGATAGGGTTGTCGGTTAGTTCGACGTAGACATTTGAAAGACTGACGTGCGTGATGGTCTTGGCATCGGTGGCATAAAGGTGCAGGTCGTTTTTGGGAATTAATGTGATGCCCTGTTCTTCGGGGCAGCGGGCCTTGGTCTCGTTGCACGATTGCAGGCAATCCTTAATGGCCTCGACGAACTCCTTGGTCACTGCCGTTTCATGCTGCGGCTCCTCGGGCATGTTGAATGGGTAGCTTTCGACCGGGAGCGCGGGCAGGTCGAGTGTACAATCATCCGCTGCGAAATGGACGTTGCTGCCGTTGGGCTCTAGCGTGATGCTGTCAGCGAACTCGACGGTCGCTACCGCCGTTCGTAATGCGCCACCTGGAATGGCTCCCTTGAACCTCGTCTGCAACGGTGTGCTTATCGCGATGCTTCCGTTGTGTGCTACTAGCCGCTTGCCTAGAAACAGGTAGTGGGTTAGCGCCGGTTCGATGTCCTTCACTGCGAGTGCGGGGTCCACGATTGCCAGCTTGTCCAGCAGTCGCTGGCGGTTGAGAGCCATTGTCTTCCTCCTCGTAAATCGGGAAATCGCCTTCGCGCTCGGGATCGACAGCGACGTTGGCGGCGATTGACTTGCCATGCTCGAAAGCGGCAACCTTGCGGGCCTTCTCCATTCGGTCTCGAATGTCTTTGATGTACTCGGCCTCGCGCTCGCACAATACCGCGTCGGACCCTTCCTTGTACGCGGCCTCACCGGTGGTGCCGGTGCCCGCAAACGGGTCGAGCACCACACCGCCTCGGGGCGTTACCAATCGGACCAGCCAACGCATCAAACCGAGTGGCTTAACCGTTGGATGCCCCGAAGCGATGCGGTCGATGGCGTCGCCCTTGCCGCTGTAATGGAAGCGGGAAAAATAGATGCCTTCGCCTTCGTCAAAGTAATCGAGGACGTAGCGGTCCTCGGACAGCAATATGTTGGCGGGCCAGCGTCCGAACGCCTCGCGTCCGGCACGTTCACCGCCGTTTAATGTGCTGAACATGGTGTTAGGAGTGTTAGATGCGGAGGGGTTATGTCGGCGCTCATTACCGATCCGGCAACCCGCGATATTGAGTGCGCCGACACCGTACTTGAGCACGTTCTGCGTGAGCGTCCCCTTATACGGTTTGCGCGCCATGACGATTGGTTCCATGCCGGGGCGCAGCGTGGTGCCCCATCCATCCCACTTCTTGGCCTCGTCGGACTCGGGCGCGGTGATAGGTACGGTGGTTTTGTGACTGCCGCTCATCTTGACGGTCATCGACCGTCCTTGTGTTAGGCCGGATCGCTTCGACCCGATAACCTTCCGCGTCAATCCTTTGGACTTGTCGATCTTCTCGCCTACGTCAAACGACTTGGGAAATCCCGAACCGTACAGCCACATCAGGC